ACAATAACACTTGTGTGTCAATATCCTTTGCCAAATGGTCACTAGCTTGACTGATAATTTCTTCTGATATGTTCATCCCCACCTCAACATAAAATAACTAGCATTACTCTCATTATAAAAAGTAAACATTGCATGTCTCCCGACTACAGGATCGTAACTAAAATTATCATAGACAGGTTTATGATAGGCAAAATCAAAATCAACACCTGTTACCCAGCCCATTTCTCTTAACTCTTGTAGTATATCTAAAAGTCTATGTACAGTAATTTCATCAAGTCTCACACTAACCATATCAACCGCATTTTAGCTCAAATAATATAGCATCACGTTCATCAAGAAAATAGAAATCCATATATTCCTCGGTTGCGTGTGTAAGATATCTATTACCGGGCAATCCAAATTGTTCTACTGCCCATGCACAGGTTTCATTCCATGTAGGTATGTCGTGATTTTCTTGCCATGAAATACGAACTCTAATACCCTGCGGTTTTGAGTGTGTCTGTAATTTGTTGTTTAAGTTGTTCATCACGGTTAAATTTAATCTTCCATAACTCAGGATTAATATAATCAATAACTATTTTTACTTGTGCTTCGTTTAGTTTATCTAAGAATTGTATGCCGCTCTCACTACAATATAACATCCATGGACTAATCTTGCCCGTTGCTATCAATAAACATATGCGATTTGTATTGCCATAACGCAAATAATCTTTGGGCTGTATATTATCTTTTTCTGCCCAATCGATTGTAGTTTCTACACTACGATGAATAGCATCAAACGCATCTTCTATCTTAAGATACTCAACTAGATATCTAGTATAGGTAGTATCACTACACCAAGTGTCAATCTTAATTTGATTCTTCAGTAACCAATCAACGAATCTACTTATATTGATTGCGCTTACATTGACACAGTAATTACCAAACTTAACAAATGCAATATAGTATGCACTCTTAATAAATTCTTCGTAGGTCTTTTGTTTTTTAGTTGCTGTATTCTTTTTGTAGAATTGCACCCATGCTTGAAAGCCGATACGATTACCTTGTTTGTCTTTGTTTAAATATCTATCTTTAGTTTCACACATGTGTTTCATTATAGTGCTTTCCCGCAGGAACACACGCTTACAAAACTCACAACCAAACTTCATTGGCTCATCAGTTGCCGAGGTCTCTTTCATATTCCCGTATCTGTTCGTCTGTTATAACTTCGCTCATTACTTCAATGTCAGCTTGCTTCATGTTTGGGAACAATTCAGCTAAACGACATTTCTTCTTGTGGTTCTCTACAAAGACCTGACTTACTTCTTCAATGTCACTTGTGTTTGCTTTGGGATATATCTTCTTATAATATTCTCGTATATCTTTAATCTTTGCAGGTGCTTGCAATCTGCTTACTTTAAGACTGATGTTAGGTATCCATTGATGAAACTGTTTACCTACACCAGGACTAGCCGCACATAACATCAACCATTGTAGTTTAGGATGCTTATACACATACTCATTAAACAGATGCTTGTTAGCATGATAATCAATGCTTTGTAAGTAATAGTTCTGAACATCACTAGATCCTTTAACTGCACTCATCCATTGAATCAACATAAAGGGTACAAACTTCTTACGCTGATTTTCACTCAATCTATCATAGTAACCATAGTCTTTCTTATCTAATGCCGCAAGTGCATCAAATAAGTCAAAGTCTTGACTTTCTAATTTTTCATCTTGTGGTACATTGAGTTTTTTAGTTGCCATCAGAACGCCTGGGAATAATCTACAATCTCACAATTACGACTAATCTCTTTAACAAAGTATACACATCGTGGTCTAGGACCATCATCAATGGGTACACATAAGAATTGTCCGTTCTTTAATCGAGGTGCATACCATGTTACATCGTGGTAAATGTCTACAATCTCAATGGACAAGAAGCTAGGACTGAAACTAGTTAATGGGTTAAATTCAAACGCATTGAACCCTCTGTCATTGATACTAGTAAGAGGCAATGTCTCTAAATCACCATGTTCTTTTTCACCGATCAATATCTGCCAATCAACAGGCATCTTAATTGTTTTTTCACCTATCTTCAATACAAGTGCAGGAGCACTAAATGATTCTAAAAAGATAAGTGGGATATAATGATAATCTACATTCGATGGATTACTATTGTCTAGTATCGCAAAACGAAGGTCATCAATTTCTTCGGGTAGTGTCTCTAAATTATAAAATTCGTTTTCTAGTGTTAATATACGCATATGTGTATTGTATCATTTATATTTAAGTTTTTCAACATCAAACGGGTAGTTCGCATCTTTATAGAATGCTTTCCGTTGTGTTAAATGTCGTTTGGCAAATTTACAGCTTGATGTAATGTCCCAAATCTGCACAAAGTCTTTATCTTCTGCCTTACGAATGCCTCGACCAATTGATTGAATTACTCTAACAAAACTCTTACCCGGTTCTAATAGCATCACGTTAAAGATACGAGGAATGTTAATACCAACTGCGGCAACACCGTAAGTAGCAATAATAATCTTATTAGTTGCGGTAGCAATATCTTCATAGTGTTCTGTTCTGGTAGTACCTTTAGTTCCACCTGATACAAAAACTACGTTATCTTCGGGTACACCCAATTCTTCTAGTTTCAAATGTAGCAATTGTCCTGCTTCAATTCTATCAACTAGTATCAATGTGTTTCCTGTATCTTTAACTGTATTTGCTAACTCAGCAATTTTCTGCATTCTTAATCCATCACTGGTCAAGAATTTAAGTTCACTTTGATAGTTAGTAAACTCCATACTATCTTGTAGTTGAACGATGTTTACATGGCACTGTGAGAGTACGCCCATCTCTTGTAGTGTGCTTGCTGACAGTTGATTAATGACAGGACCCAAACTAACAGTCAATGACATTGATTCAGCTTTTGCTTTTGGAATAGTTCCAGTCAAGCCCCAGCGTAATGGAATCTGACTCATTACTCCAGTTAACAATGATTTAAGTACATCTGCTTTAGCTTGGTGTACCTCATCCACAATCACACATACTACACCTTCGATAAAGTCTTGAAATGGAACTTCTGCTTCATCATTTTTAGTTTTCTTTAACATATTACCAAGACTTTGCCATGTACAAATTGTATGTGTCTTATCGTATTCTTTGCGTCCACCATAGTATACACCTACGTCTAATCCCAAGTTGATGTAATCTTTTTCTGTTTGTGTAACCAAACTAGTGTTAGGTACAATAACAATACTACGACCATATTGTTCTATACAACTTGATAATGCGGCCGTAACTAGTGTCTTACCAGCGCCCGTTGCAATCTCTTGCAATGACTGTGGGTTCTTCAAATAGTTATTGATAATTTCGATTTGATAGTCACGCAATATAACAGGTTCACCTGCTACCGGATGACCTGCAGGCCATGTTTTGTGTTTGAATGTATCTTCGGTTACTTCTGTGAATGAAAAAGTAGTTGAATATTCCCTAGTATCTTCTAGTTCAATATCGTAGTCTGCTCGGTCAAGTACTGGAAGAATTTCTGGTAGTAAATTGATATAAGTGCTTCCACTTAGACTAAAATAACTTGTCTTACCATTCCATCTGCCTAATCGGACACTTGGCAAATATCGTGCGCCGGGAACTTCAAACTCAAACATCTTCATAAGTAGTTTGCGTTCACTTAGTTCGAGTCCTTCAATTTTCACATTGACTTCATCTTTAACTATAATTTTACATTGTTTCATTTAATATCTATTGGTTGGGAATTTACTAGTTGAACTACTTTACCAACCTTAGTTGGTTCACTATCTATATCTCTTCCTGTTCTAAATCTAATTACTACGGGAAAGTTGTATTTACCAGTATTAGATTTATGTTGAATAGACCATTTATGTTCAGGATCAACTTTTATATTTGTTTTAATTAAGCTAGCTTTGAGATTTTTTATAACATCTGTTAATATTCTATTGCCAGTGAATACTACATAGTCACATCCTATGTCTTTTAACCAGGGTACTATATTTAGTACATCAGTTACTTCCATACTGTAAATTCTATTAGCTATAAACTGTTGTTTCTTATCAGTAGTGTCATAGAGGGACTCATCAATATGTACCCCATAATAAACCAAATTTGCTATTGTTGTTGGGTTAGTATCTAATACCATATCACCCAATGCTTCATCTAATTGTTCGGTAGTTGCTACAATAAAAAGATTGCCGTTTATTTGTTTTAAAGTGGGTTGCCAATATTTAACCGTTTCATATTCTTTTAATGAATCAAGCAAACCAGTAACGATATCGCAATAATGAACAATTTTAAAAAACTTAATCGAGGTATTTACTACCAATTTCAATGAATGTGTGCTAAAGTCGGCTGAATATTGTTTACGTTCTTTATCCCAAACAAATATGTTTGTATCTTCTTTTCTAAACGCATCAATAAAATTCTTGTTATATGGACACTTGAAAATAATCTTGTCGTTCTCAATAGAAATATGTCCATCAGTATATTGCGGGGCACTTTCAATTACCTGCATGGTCCATGGTAAATGAATTAATGTATCAGCATCCAATTCATGTTTACTCAATTGTCGTCTATATTTGTATATAATTTTATAAAACAATTCCACTTGATTAGTGGTTACTTGTTTTAATACTTGTAGGCTTTCAACAAACTTTTTATCAAATCTGCTAAGACTAATATTAGCCATCATAAAGTGGGCAATGTGTTCTGCTGTTTTTAGTTCTACCATTTTTATATTATATAGATTGTTCAACGTATTTACAAGTATAAAGGCAAAAAAGGGGAACATGTGTTCCCCGAAAGTCAAGAAGAAATTTATCGGAGAGGACTTATTGACATTGCCTCTACGCACACTGCAGGGGTTATGCTTTCATACAAGTTGTCTTAGCAAGATTCTGCCAGTTGTTGGGGCTGATCTTAACCAAGTCTGCAATTTTCAAACACATACGCAAGGACACTTCACGCAATTTAGTATGATTGGCCCACATAAAGTCAATTACAGTTTGTGATTGCTCATCAGTAAAATCGTAGTCTTTGAACAGACCACCATCAGCATCACGATGTACCTGCTTGATACGCAACATTTTGTCACGATCACCATCAATAGTCAAGTCAAGAAAGTGACAACGTGACTGCAATGCTTCTAAGTGGTCCTGCAATTTCTTAGATTTAAGATTGCTAAATTTCAAGTTAGTGATAAAGATAGCACTACCATTGAAGTTGAAAGTATTAGGGATACCTTCGTCACGCAACAAACGTGAATCACTATTCCAGCAAATTCTACGTGTCTTGCCTGAATCAAGTGCGGCCTTGAGAATATTCAAACTCAAGTCATCAGTAAAAACACTGTCGCAATCATCAAAAATCAAAACATTCTTTGTGTCAGAATATTTGTACAATTGAGTATACAAACCCAATGCTGTCATAGCACCTTTGACAATTTGAAAGCGAACTTTCTTACCTGCAAGTTTGTCAAACATACTTGCTTTTTCCATTTGTGTCTCAACACCGTGTGACTTACCTACACCGGGCGGGCCTGACACAATCATAGCACGAATGTCACCGTTGATACATGCACGTGACATTTCATCAAGGACCTCAAAACGTGTCGCAATGCGGTCCATTGCTTCTGTTTCAGTTTCTTTAACTGCTTCTTTTTTAAATTCTACTGTATTTGCTAACACTTGTTCTCCATTCAAAAATTCAATATCATTAATATTATCAACAAGGACCTTAACTTCAGGGATGTTGATTGCGAATTGACCGTCATTTTTAACAGTCACATAACTACCTTTTTTACCTGTCTGAAAACCCTTGACAAGTGTAAACTCAGTATTGACTACTGCTTGTTTGCGATAAGAGCCTGAAAGAATGCGAATTGTAGACATAGTTTCTCCTGTGTGTGTTAATCAATCAATACAAGTATTATAGCACAATTGCCATTTATTGTCAAATTATGCTACCTTGCGAAAATACATATAGGGCAAGCCTAGTGTCCAAGCCAAATAGTCATCATCGCCATTAGTGTCCTCGGCTTCGTGGATCCAGCGCATTGCTGTTGCACGGTCCTTAGCACCCGAAAACATCAGGTCACTGATACGTTTCTCAAAAGAGAAAACTGCATTTTGCTCGGCCGCAACACGGGCCTTTTCTTCAGCTTCAATAGCCACTCCGAGTCCTTGGAATTCAGCTTCAAACTGTTCCAAAGTCCAAGTTGAAGTGTCGATACCACGGGGGCGAACACCGTAAGCATCCTTGTACATGTCCCAGTAAAGTTCACGGGCTTGTTCCAATTGTGTCAACTCGTCCCAAGATTTGAATTCTGTAGTCATTTTCAAGTCCTCTTTATTAGTTTCAATACAAGTATTGTATCACAGGGCCCATTTATTGTCAAATTTTGGCAATTAAATTAGCATGAATTTCGTTCATTTCCGACTGTTCTACGTAGAAATCGGACCTAGGATCATAGTACTGGCCTTCTTTGTTGTCATAATACAACACTCTTCCGGAGAAGTTAAAAGGACCTTCTAGACCGGGACGAGGACCGTATTTTGTACGCATTTCGTCCATTTGATACTTGTCAGCAACAACTTTATAACCCATAAACAACTCCTGCTTTTTGACTATCTAAGCCTCTATTATAGACCCAAACTGATTTATCGTCAAGTTTGGGCCTGTTGTTTTTAAACAACTTCAGTTACAGTATAGTTCCAGCGTCTATAGCTTACGTATTGCGAGCTACCATAACCAGACCATTGTGAGTTATTTTCTACCAGAGTAGCGCGGCCCTCACGAACCATCTTTTTTGCTAGCTTAAGCCAGTTAGATCCCTCAACCTTGCGGCAATACCCATTAGCATTCATCACTTCCACTACATCAAAAGTAAAACTACGCATAATGATTCCTTTCTTTTACTATGTTTATAGTATAGCAGGATGCCCATTTATTGTCAAATTTTAGACAAACTTATATTTTTCTACTCTAAAGAATTCGTTGCCATCTCTATTGCCTGTTCCATATCGTCCTACTACGTCAACGGAACCTGATGTGATTACTTTTTCTAATAACGAATTCAGTGGGTTGTTAGTCTCTAAATTCATTTGAACTAAGTTGTTATGACTATCACTAAACCAATATTCAATTTTCTTAAAACGCTTTGTATTAACCGACAATGATTTAATATAAGTCAAATGTTTTTTATCAGTTGCATGAACTGATCCTTGTCGTTTAACTTCTTTGTTATAATCAAATGACATTTTTTCAAATTCAACATCATACTCATAAAACTCAGGTAAACGATATGCTAATGGCATCATAGTTTCTTTGAACGTTTTACCATCACTATGAATGAATGTATTCAAATCTTGACGGAAATTTGTAAGATTAATATTCTTAAGTTTCCATACCATGATTTTCTTGCTATAGTAATCACGTATAACGTTAGCGTGTGCAATGTCATCTTCACTAACTAGACGGAACAAGTCACTATCTAATAGTTTAGTAATAGTAGGAAGTACTTTATTGTCATCCTTAACTTTACGATATCGTGCCCAACATACACTTAGTGCAAGAAGGTCTTGACTAATTTCATACACTTCATATTTTTTAATATCAGGTCTATACGCAAACTCATCAAAGCTAAGAGTACCGGTATAACCTGAACCCTGAGCACCGGCAATATTGGCAAGTGAAATTGTGTTGAGATGGCGACCAGGCGATTGTAGCGTAATGCCACCTCCGGCAATTGCTGTTTGATTATTCCAAATTGACATTTTTATCCTATCGATATGTCTTCCATACCAGCAGTACGGAGTTTAACAATATGACCCATCTGCCATTGTTTGGCTTCGAGTCCCTTTAATATACCAAGCCATGTGTTTCGCAATAGTGCGACTTCATTAATTAACACTTCAAAGTCAATTACTTCATCTTCACCATCAACATACTTTTCAGCATCACGACTTGTCAATGCTCTATTATACGCCTCTAGGTATTTTTGAAAATGTTTTCGGCGAATTTTCCGTAATTGAATATTAAGATAGTTCAATACCGCTTCAATCTCTTGTAATTGATTGAAACGATGTTCAGTGATGCCGGGAATAGCGGCAATATTCTTTTCAACATTGCCGTATACCTTTACTTCTTTTTTAGCTGAAATTAATTCAGTCTCATAGTGTGTTATGAAATCGGGTATTACTGAGAGATCCGCAGTAATGCGGCTGTACCAATGTGCCATTTAATCCCATTCATCTGTGTCTATATCTTCTTCGTAATCTTCGTAATCTTCTTCAACATCTTTCTGTTCCGCGTAACCTTTCAATGCTTTTAGCATTTCCTTGTCACCCCTAAACGCATCTTTAATGTCGTCAGCTTCATAGTTGTTATCAATTAATAAATTGATTAGTGAGTCTGCGGCGTCACTACGCTCATTGAAATCTATATGAGAACGTAGTGCGTCCCAAACTTCAGCAACAAAATCTAAACTCATTCTGTAACCTCCCCCTCCGGTGTTACATTACTTATCTTTGTTGTTGCCTTTTGACTATATTCAGTCATTACTTTGTCTAAGCAACCGTCAGTGTTTGCTTCCCATGCTTTACGAAACTTCTTAATGATTTCACCATCAAGTGTTGTGTAAACAAGACTGTTGCCTTCTTTCTTAACAAGTTCAGCTTTCTCAATCATATCTAGTAATCCTGAGTAAGGGCTCATACCTGTTTCATAAGGAATCTTAACTTGAACAGATTCAAATGGTTTCGCATAACGTGTTTTCATAATCTTACATGCGGCACGAATACCTCGCACATCACTAATCTTATTACCATCTTCATCTTCTTTAAGTTTCAATTTCTTCATAGCAACAACGATACTTGATGCGTAAACGAAACCTTGACCACCACTGATTTTATCATCTGGATCAAACATATCTTGACTAGCATATGTGTGATTAGTAGCGACTAAGCCAATACCCAATGAACCAAACATATTAACACAGTTACGAACAAGTGCTGTCAGTGCTTTAGGCTTACGACCCATGTCACCTTTCATATCACCTGCTTCAAACTGATTCACATCAGTTGGTGTTAACAACATACCCAATGAATCAATTACAAACAATACCTTGGGACGATCTGTTTCTGGTAGTGCTTTATAATCTTTAACAAACATAGAAATAGTTTTTCCTACTTCGTCAATCATTGCCATATTAAGTTTAAGCAACTTATTGTCGTCAGTTGATACACCAAGTGCGTGTAGCCACGCTTCGTCAAGGGCATTCTCTGAGTCAACTAAGACTACAAAGATTCCTTGTTCTTGTGCGTGTCTAACAAGGTTTCCTGAGCAGATGAATGATTTTCCTGCTCCTGATTCTCCGGCAAAGACAGTAACTTTACCAAGAGGAACGCCTTTATTAAAATCACCACTAATGAGATAGTTGAGAGCATAATTTCCTGTCGAGATCCAATCAGTAGGATCGTTAAATCCTATTGATAGACCTTCAATACTTTTTGTAATGTCCTTACGGAACTTACTAATGTCAAAAGGTTTTCCCATTTTAACTATCCATTTCCATAGTGAGTGCTTCTTTGATTACAACGAATAATTCATCTTCACTAGTGCAAAGAATCTTGCAACTCTTCCAATCATTATCTGTGTCTCTTCCACTTACTTCAATCATAAATCCGTTGTCATAGCGATTAACAGTAAATGATTCATTTACCTTGGTAAGTTTTTCTAAGTATTTCATTTTATATTCCTTATTTGTTTATTGTAGTGTACACACTAAATGGTTGTGTATCAAGTAATTCGGGGCATTTTTCTGCCATACGCTCCAATTCATAATCAGATGGGTAATGTCGCAATGCACCTCTTGCTCTGTCCCTAACAAGGCTAGGAACACGAGGAGTGCGACCTGGATCGCACAACTCCTCTAGTAGTTTTTTACCCTGCTTAAGGGCACGGTAGCGTTCGTCTGGTAATGTCATATTATTCTCCTATTATAGGGGCCGAAGCCCCTATTGAGATTAAGACTTGTTTTGTCTAGCACGAATCATTGCTAGAATGTCTTGTGCTTTGTCGCTTGATGTTGCTTGAGCAGGAACTACAACTGGACTTGATACTGATGTTTCAGGTTCATCCCAAGGTGCAGTAGAAGTCTCTGCTACGGGTGCTGTTGCGGGTGCTCTAGTTTCAGTAGTAGCTGTTTGTTTTTCCGCTGTCGCTCCTGCAGGTGCTTCAACACCATATGGACGATAATATGCACCCCAACGCTCAACGTCATATGATTGACCGTCTACTGATGCCTCAAACATTTCTTTGATAACACGCAATTCTGCTTCACCGGGTTTCTTAGGCAAGAAGTCTGCCAAGTTAAACAAACCATGTGATTCAATTGCCGCTGCCTCTGCTTCAGTTAATACAGACTCTTTACGTGCCCAGTTACTTGTTGAGTAATCGGCATAACCACCTTTACTTGTTTTCTTAATGTTGAAATCAAGACCGCGCAAGTAATCTGTTGGCAATTCTTCCATCTCTGGATCCATCAAACTAGATTTAATGATAGTAAAGATTTGTGGACTGATAACAAACCTACGAATTGGATTCGCTGGAGTTTTGTCATCACCTAATGGGTTTTGTTTTACAAAACCTTGGAACAAGTAACTACGCTTCTTCCAATACTTGTTTGCCATTTCTTTCAATGTTTCGTCTTTGTACCAAGGACGAACTTCTGCCAAGATAGGGCAACTGTCGCCATACATTTCTACGCATGGTACTTGAACGTCAATTTTCTTAACGTTTGGATCGCCTTTAACGCCATTGAATGGCAATTTAATGATTTGACGCTCAACCCAGAAGAATTCATTCTTCGTATTACCGTCTGGCAAGAAACGAATTGTGGCTGTTGTGCCTTCGTCTATATTCCAGTGGGGGTAGATTGAGTTATCAGATTGGGTGTTAGAACCCTTTTGCTGTTTGTTTTCTTGTGCTGAGATGCGAGCACGAATTTCTGCTAATGATGCCATGATTTTATTTCCTTATAAATTGAGATGGTCTCGTTTTTTATATTCGCCACTTCCCTATGAAATGACTAACACGATGAGAGAGTATAGCATTGCTTTCTCGTCCTGTCAATAGTATTTATGCCAGATATGGTAAACCTCACCTTTTAAGTGAGGTTTTTGAGAACTTATTTACCCAATAGTCGCTTGATAGCGTTTAGGTCATCTTGTCCTTCTTTGACTTTTTCTTTTTGTCTCTGTTCTAACTCTTTACCATATGCTTGTACTTTCTTACGGAAGTCTTTTTCCTGTTCTGGAGTAGTCTCGCCTTTGGAACTTGATTTACGAGCATCATATTCACCAGTGTCTACTTCAGTAACAACAGCTTGGGCATCAGTGTTAATAAAGTTTTCATTAGCACCAACTAGTTTACCGATGTTGTTATTCTTAACTTTCTCAGTAGGGCCTAATTGACCTACACGCTTTTGGTCAGCATCTAAATCTTCTGCTACTGTTGGTTGTTGTGCTTGTTGCCACTGTCTTAATGTTCCTTTAAAGGTGCCTGCTCGTTGAGCAGCCGACCACGCT